AAACGGAAACTGTTCACAAACAACAGAAGAAGAGTGTGAGGGGAATTATTATTCAACTATAGAAGAATGTATAGGGAATTGCACTCAAGAATCACTCGGTGCTTGTTGTGATGGTCAATCGTGCAATACCAGAACAGAATCTTACTGCGAATCCACAGGTGGTACTTGGTACGGACAAGATTTCCAAGAGTGTTATCAGAATTGTGGTCCAAATGGAACTTGTTGTTGGTTCTATGGATACTATAATCCAGATGCAGATAACCCAGGATCGATAAGAGTGGGATATCTGGGTTGCGAGGAAAATGTTACTCGGGGAGAATGTAATGAACTGTCGCAGGGAGGTGTTAATGCCCCAGCCAATGATTTTCCAGGCAATTTTAACTTTGTACCGGGAGTTGGTCCTGAATATAGTTGTGATGCAATTGGTTGTAATTCATTATTAGAAACTCAGTCTCGTACCTGCATTCTATGCGAAGAGGGGTGTGGTTACTCCTGTTGTTGTCCGGGGGCGTTGGAGTCAACAGGAATGTGCTTCGATGATGGAATTTACTTTTCCTTCGAGCATTGGAACATTATTCCCGTTAATTTCCGACCAAATTATCATGGGGACTACCCGACTCCTTACGAAGATCCACTTTGGATGTGGTATCAGGCAATACAGAAATGTCAAGGGGAGATTCAATGGGAAGCGTGGCGAATACCAGAACTTTGGGATATTCCTATAGAAAACCTTCCAAACTGGTGGGCCCACTTCAGTACTTGCGAGTGGTTTATCGAAGATCGAGATGTTATTGATCCTGATTCTGGCCAGTACGAGATTGTCATGGAAGGTAGATGTGGTGGCGAAGGTGGGTGGGGCTGTGAACCTTATCCCATCCAAGGACTGCGATGTACATGTGGTACAGAGAGCATTGGTGTTAATGTTTGTGTTTGTCCGGGGGATGAGTGTGAGAATAAACGAAACTGCCGCGTGAATACTTATCTGGATGAGGAACCATGTATATGCGGAGAAATTGATCCTTGCGAAAATGTAGATTGTAGTTCAAATCAAGAAGCAAACGCGTATTGTCCTCCGACTGGGAGAAGTAATAATAATGAAACAGGTATTAGTCTTGTAAGAATTGAGACCGGAGAGTGTGTTTGGATGATAGATGGAACTCATAATTATCCACGATGTTAATTCCTTATAAATAAAAAGAGGTAATACATGAGTGTACAACACAGAACAAGAATGAGAACTGTAGCAGATTACGGTCAATATCTTTCTGATATTGGTGGTTGTTGTTTACCAGATGGAACACTCGAAAATGAAAATGGAACCTCATATCAGGCATGTATGCAACTCAATGGATTTTTTGTTCCGGGTGATGCTCCATTTAATGTTAATCAGTGTCCAAATTTAGCAGAAAAGGGTTGTTGTTGTTCTTGTTCTTATGTTGAAAGTTTCCCTGATTTTTTCAATAATTCTGGTTGTACAGATGTGAGTGTTTGCGGTGAATTTGGTGCAAGAGATTGCTATAATGGTGGTCTTAAAATGGTAACAGAATGTGAATGCAGAGCAGTCGGAGGAAACTGGGCAGGTGTCGGTGTAGATTGTAGCACATACTATGATTTAGACGAAGGTGGACAAAATCAAGGAGTGGGTGCTTATATTCTATGCAATCCTAGCGGAGACACAAATGATGTGAGATGGCCAGGTTCATGTTGCAACAATGGTGATTGTTACGATGCATGTTCTTCTCAAGACTGTCTTGACATAGTTGGAACTGGACCTGATGCAGATCCAAATGCCGCATTTTATGAAATGTTTATATGTAATCAAACACCAGTTTGTGAAAGAGAACCAAATGAATGTGCAGTGGGTTATAGGTCAAGAGGAGGTACTCGAAATAGAACATCTGGATTAATCGAGGTTCTTGGAAGCCCGCAAGAATATGAGAGAAAATTATCTCAGATAGACAAGTCGGCGATTAATTATGATGCGGCATGTGTTCATTTGAACGAACAAGGTGATTATGTTTGTGAGTCTTTAACAAAAAGAGCATGTTCTTTAAGAAATGGAATATGGGCAGGATTAGACTCCGAAAGATATCCCATTTCCTGTGGAACTACAGAAGCAAATCAAATGTTGGATTACATTAAGAACGACAAAAAGATAAGTGGAAGCATAGCAGGTTCTTGGGAACTAGGTCAAAGAGTTTTAAACTTGCCTGGCAGATTTGCTGGTATCATTCAATCACAATCATCAGTTAGTGGAATGGGTTCAGATTTATATGGTGATATAGCAGGACCTCCAAAAGAAACTAGACTTACTAAAGAAATTGGTAAAATAGGAAAAGACATTAACAAAAAATATGCAATTATCATAAGTGATACAACACATCATGGTTCATTCGGAACACTAAGTCAATTTTTGAAAATGTTCAACAACGATAAAGCCTTTGTTTGGAAAATTCCACAACTAATTGAACATTATTTTCTATACAATACCACAAAGGATAGTAAATTTGTAGAGAATACAACAGAAAATGATAAAGATAATGTAAATAGTGTATTCCAGCCAATCATAAACGAATACTATTACAGTACTGATTTTGTAAAATCAAACAACAAAGAAAACAAAAATCTTGTTTACACATACAACCCCTCCACTGGATGGACGGTTGTTTGTAGCAGAGTGGATTCAAGAATGAATATTGCCGCAAAAGCAATAATAGTCATTGAAATTGTATAAATGATTTGATATCATTATAAATATATGTGTATGTTACTTTATTATATGGAGGTATATAATGTCTGAAGGAAATATGGAATTTAGAAAAGTTTCTGCGGATCCGAATCAAAGAGGTATCAAAAAGAAACTCAGCATGATTCAAAGTTTTGCCGCGGCACTAGCGTCTAGAAACATAAACAATAAAAAAATCAACAAACCAATAAAGCAATTAAGAGTTCTTAGTTGTTTTGGAAATCAAAATGTGGGTGGAATTCTTCCTCCGTGTGAACACCTCATGGACAGTGATGTTCAAGAGGGTAAAAAGTATTGTGGTGCGTGTGGGTGTGGTGATAGAAAGGGAACATGGTTGATTCAAGAAGCAGACGAGTATAGCAAACTGGATTATCCAAAAGTTGCTTGTCCACTTCAAATGCCAGGGTTTACAAACTATCTGGTAAGTGCTTCCGATGAAGCAGAAGAGCCAGTTACTAGAAAATATTACATCGAAAATATGGAATACACCGATGTACAAAAAGTTCCAATTAAAATTGGAGAAGCACCAGAACAACCAGAAGAAAAGCCAAAAACAGAGTCTGAATAGTCTCTTGCTCCTGATGCCTTTATACATATAGAGACAAAGCATCAGGAGTATTTTTATGGCCAGTCTTAAATCAAGAGATGAAATAATTGATTATGCTCTTCGTAAACTCGGTTCGCCTGTAGTAGATATCAATGTGGATAGACAACAATGCGAGGACAGACTCGACGAAGCATTAGATTTATTCACAGAAAGACACTTCGACGGAGTTGAAAAGGCATTTTTTAAACACAAGATAACTCAAGCAAACAAAGACAATGGGTGGATTGAGACAGCATTATTTGGTCCTGTAAATGGAGTTACAGGTGATGCTCCTACAGGAAAAGATATCGTAACTGTAACAAAAATTTTCCAGTTTGGAGATTTTGCGAACATTGACATGTTTGATGTTAGATATCAAATGGCACTAACAGACTACTTTGGAATTAATCGGGGACTTGGTTATAACAGTTCTATGGGTCTTTCAAGGTATGATGCAACAAAACAATACATCAATCTTATTGAGGACTTTTTCCAACCAGAAAAGGCTATTCGATTTAGTAAAGTAACAAATAAATTACATATTGATATGAAGTTATCAGATTTAGATGTTGACGACTTTTTAATCGTAGAAGCCTATGTTAAAATTCCATCTTCTACTTTTAGTGAAATATTTGACGATATTTGGTTAAAAAAATACACAACCGCACTCATCAAAAAACAATGGGGTTCTAATCTTTCAAAATTTGAAGGTGTTCAGTTGCCGGGTGGTGTTTCTTTGAGGGGTGGAGAAATATATTCGGAAGCACTAGAAGAGGTCAATAGACTTGAAGAAGAACTTCAACTTACTTACGAGTTACCAATTGATTTTGATATAGGTTAAAGGTTTAAGATATGGCTAGAAATCCATATTTCAGAGATTACTCTGGAGAACAAAATGTAGTAGAAGACTTGACCATTGAAACTATTCAAGCAATGGGCAGGGACATGGTATACATTCCCAGAACTCTAGTCAACGAAGATAAGTTGTTTGGTGAAGATACAATTTCTAAATTCGATGATGGTTATCAATTAGAAATGTATATTCAGTCTGTTGATGGATTTGAGGGTGAGGGTGATATTTTATCTAAATTTGGTTTGGAAATACGAGATAGAGTTGAACTTATAGTTTCTCGAAAACGATTTGAACAAACAGTAGGAATTTATGAAAGTAGCACACGACCAAAAGAAGGCGACTTAATTTATTTTCCATTGAGTAAAACATTATTTGAAATTAACTTTGTTGAACATGAAAATCCATTTTATCAGACTGGTAAACTATTCACATATAGATTATCATGCGAAGTCTTCACCTACAGCCAAGAAGATATCGATACTGGATATTCAGATATCGACACAGTGGAAGATTCTATTCAGAAGTTTGCTGTTGAATTCGACCTTGGTACAAGAGTAAGTGCTTCTACTTCTACTAACTTCTTTGAAGGTGAGACTGTATATCAAGTTCTAGGTTCTACTGATGGTTCTCTAACAGATGCTACCGCAACTGCTGTAGCAACAGATTGGGACTCTACACTTACGAAACTCACTCTAACAAATATTGTGGGTACAATTTCTACTGCAACAGGTGAAACAATCAAGGGTGCAGTGTCGGGTGCAGAATATGAAATAAATAGTAGTACAACAACCACACTAATCATCCCACAAGAACCAGAGGATAGTAAACCTGCTGGTGATAACGAAGACATTGAATTGTTCCGTGACCAAGATGATATATTCGACTTTACAGATGTCGATCCATTCTCGGAGGGTGATTATTAATGTTTACTCAATTCTATAATGAATCTATTCGTAAGATGGTAATTGGATTTGGTTCTCTTTTCAATGACATTCGTGTTGTTCGTAAGAATGCTGATGGTACAACAAAAGAAACTATTCGTGTTCCTTTATCATATGGACCAAAAGAAAAATTTATAAAGAGAATTCAACAAAGCAGTAGTATATCAGATGCGACACGAACGCAAGTAACACTTCCTTTGTTGGGGTTTGATATCACTGGTATTGTATATGACCCACAAAGAAAAGCAAATAAATTAAGAACAAGACAAACAAACAATAATGCGACTACAGAATCATGGAATTACACTGAAGTTCCATATAATGTATCTTTTGGTTTATATTCTTTTGCAAGAAATCACGATGACAATCTGCAAATTATAGAACAGATATTACCATTCT